GAGCCATCCGAGAGGAGGCGTAATGGTCCGGATACTGCTTCGCCTTCGACTTCAGCCGGCTTTCCGTACAGGGGTACAGGCATGTGCCGTACCAGTATGGATGGCCGACCATCATGAGGAGGAAGGCGACGAAATGCTCGTTGGTGAAGGGGGTATTGACCCTCTCGCTCATATTGCTCACGCTCCCGTATAATCGATCCGTTTGTTGTTCTTCTGGAAGGTCCAGAAGAAACTGTTGAACTTGCGCGCATTGCGCTGATTCCTGGCCTGCCAGTCGGCAACCAGCCTGTTCTTTGCCAGGAGGATGAACAGGTCTTTCGGATAGAAACCAACCTTCACCGCCTCGTTCATGATGAAAACATGGCTGAAATACTGTTTCCCGCTGCTGACCTTATCCTGGCACTTGAATATCAGGATTCCCTGGGGCTTCAGCACGCGATGTGCTTCGACCATCGCTTCCACATAGAAGCGATGCAGTGATTGCTCGTCAGGAAACACGCCAAACCTCCGGTTGATGATGTTCCCCTGCCCTTCCGTCAGCGATTTGCCGGTCGTCGCAAGGAAGGGCGGGTCGAACATCATACAGGAGATGGATTCATCCTCCAGCGGCAGATGCCGCGCATCCGCCTGGATCACGCCCTCGGCTTGTGGCTTTATGTCAAACCGCAGCGCCGGGGCTTCAATCTCTGCCCCGTTGTAAAAGGCTCCTATGCTGTAGGTGGGATCGCAATCTATCTTCCCTCCCGGCACATGGAGCCTCAGGATATTACTGATGATCTCCGACTGGTCGTAGGAGATGTTTTTCACTAGGGCGGTCACGGTATGACGGCCTGCTCTGGAAGGATGTCCCAGTCTTTATCGTATCTGCGATGTCCGCACGGAGCTGCCTCCATGCAGCCGCAGCTGACGCAACTGGGCCCGGCGCCATAGAACAGTTCCGGAACGACCTTCTTGCAGATCGCCAGCATCGCATCCGCCACGCCGCGTATCTCCCACTGGGCACGGTTGCAGCAGCGCAGTTTGAAGAGGTGCCTCAGCTCACGAGCATTGGCGGTCATGATAAGATTGGTCTCCACAGCCTGCGTGGTGATGTACCGACCGTCCTCTGGAGGAATACCCGCAGCAAGCATCCGGTGATACAGATCCATGCTCTTATTGAGCAAGTCCTCTGCTTCCAGGAGGAACTCGGATCGGGCGATGCTGTCCGGCATCACCATGCGCACGTCTTCCAGCTTCACATGGCGCTGCGACTCAACATCAAAACTGGCGAGCCTGTGCCTGGTCAGCTGCGCCAGCGCCGCCCGGCTCAGACCCTCGATCCGGAAAGTGAAGGTCACATGCTCCAGCACGCTATCATGGCCGGAAGCCAACGCCGCGTACAGGGATCGCTCAGGATTTGCCGATGCGGTGCAGATAGCGGCGGCCTCTCCACAGATAGCCGCCGCGTCCACTGTATGGCTGAGTAAGATTACTTTCATTCGCCAGCCACCTCCGGCTCAAAGGTCGCCACTTCATCGAACATCAGCTTCTGGCCGTCGCGGATGACGAACACATCGGCGTAGTTGCCACCGGATTGAGCGATACTGCGCTTTACGATCACATCCACAAACTTTGGATCCAACTCTATGCCTCTGCAAATCCGATCCGTCTCCATGCAGGCGATCAGGGTACTGCCGCTGCCAAGGAAAGGATCCAGCACGATGCCGTTGGTCATGGTGCTGTTTTTGATGGGATAGCTCATGAGCGTAACTGGCTTCATGGTTGGATGATCCGGGCTGCTCTTGGGCTTGTCGTACTCCCACACCGTGGTCTGTTTGCGGTCCGAATACCACTGATGCTTGCCCTTCTGTTTCCAGCCGTACAGGCACGGCTCGTGGATCCATTGATAGGGGCTGCGGCCCAGCACGAGGCTGTTCTTCTTCCAGATACAGCAGCCACTGAGGTAGAAGCCGGCATCCTTGAACGCCTTGCGGAAGTTCAGACCTTCGGTATCTGCGTGCCACACATAGATGCTGCCGTCTTCGGCCAGATTCTCGTGCATACATTGATAGGCAGCCAGCAGGAACTTGTAGAAATCCGAGTCCGACATGTTGTCGTTCATGATCTTTCCCGCTGTTTCGCACACGTCGACGTTGTACGGCGGGTCCGTCAGCACAAGGTTGGCCTTCTCCCCTTCCATGAGGAGGGTGTATGTCTCCATCTTCGTGCTGTCGCCGCAGATGACACGGTGCCTGCCCAGGTGCCAGATGTCGCCGGGCTTGGAGAAAACCGGCTGCTTCAGCTCCGATTCCACATCGAAGTTGTCTTCCTTGACCTTTTTGTCGTAGATGTTGCTGAACAGCTGCCCGATCTCCGGGGCCTCGAAGCCGGTGAATTCCAGGTTGAAGTTGACGTTCTCCAGATCCTTGAGCAGATCCGCCAGCATCTGGTCATCCCACGCGCCGGTGATCTTGTTGAGCGCGATATTCAGCGCTTTCTCGCGGGTCTTGTCCACATCGACTACAGCGCAGGGTACTTCGGTATAGCCCAGATCCATGGCTACAGTCAGGCGCTGATGCCCACCTATAATGGTCATGTCGGCATTGACCACCAGCGGGTCGGCAAAGCCGAACTCTTTGATGCTGTTCTCGATCTTCTTGTACTCCTTGTCCCCTTTCTTCAGCTTCTTCCGGGGATTGTATGCTGCCGGCTTGAGTACAGATACCGGCAGCATTTTCAGTTCCGCTGTTTTCATTGATCCTCCACTAAACCCTCATGACGGCACAGAAGGGGACGAACAGCCGCCCAAACATGAAGCCAGGGGTCATTTCATCCGCTTCCGCTTCGTCACCAATGTAGTCAGACAGAGGACGCTCCGCTGTTGAACACCATTCGGGGCGCTGGCCGCTAATGGATGCCAGCACACGGTCGTCCTCTATTTCATGAACACAGATGCTGCCGCAGTTCGTCACTGGCAGCACGCCCAGCAGTTTGATGGCCATCCGCTCCTCCATGAACCAGTCAGGTCGCATTAGCTTCATTGGGGCCGGGGAAACCGCTCTGCCTATTTCAGCTTCGCGTACTTCCCGGACACCCAGGCAGTTGTGCTCTTGAACACGATCTTGACCCAGCCGTTTTGGGCAATCTCGCCGCCGTAGGCATACTCTTCGCCAAGCTTTGCCACGCCGACAATCTTGCCGGTAAGGCTGGGGTCAAAGCGGATGTAGCAATCGCCGCCCTCGATAAGAACCTTCTTCGGATTCTCCGTGGGCTTGGCCAGCGCCACCAGCGCCTCTTCCAGTTCCTTCAGGCACTTCGCGTTGAAGACACCGGTCGCGTCCAGCCCGTAATCCCTTTGAAAATGCTTCACAGCAATCTCGGTCTGATCGCCGAAGTCGCCGTCTGCGCCCCAGCGGCCAAGGTCATAACCCAGGCTGATCAGGCTGCTCTGCAGCTCCTTCACATCGTTGCCTTCGGTGCCGTTCTTCAGCTCCCGCGAGCCCAGCGTCTCGGTCTCTACGATGTCTGCCACATCCTCTACCGATACATTCTCCGAGTAGTCGAAGTAGCGGTCCATGTAGCCCCAGTAATTCGGCTTTCTTGTCAGCAGCTTCGTCTTCACCACGCCGTACATGACACCGCGGGCCTCAATGAGATACCAGTCCCCCTCGGGATGACCGGCCTTCACAGGCTTCCACAGGTATGCGACATGATGGATATTGCTCGCCGAGCTGCCCCAGAACACAGCCGCGCCGGGAACGCGCCGGTTGGCGGGGATCATACCCTTCCCCTTGACCGAGCACCAGTTGGCGTAGTTGTTGCGGGCACGAGTGTTGATGCATACGCCGGAGAAGATCTCGTAGATGCCTTCGGCGAGGCCGTTGCAATCCCATACGCGCTTGCACTTCTTACGCCACTTGAGCGCTTGCGTACGCTGCTCACCCTTGTACTGGGTGTAATACCACCCGTTTTCCTTCCAGGCGCTCTTGACATCCGTCTCACTCAGGTTCAGATACCCGGTTCTCGGGTTCTCCCCGTGTGCTGCCATGATGTAGCCGTCGCCACGCTCTAACGCCGCCTGCAGTTCCTTGACGAGCTGCTTTGTCGGCATTCTCTTTGCCATGTGTTTCTCCCCTCTCGCCGTCGCACGGCGGTGTTGTCCCACTCAACGACGAAGCCCGCCTCAAACGAAGCGGGCGCGTCGATGTTGGTTCTGGTTACTCCTCCGCAGGGGCGTCGTCCGGCTGCGCTTCGCAGTCCTCCTCTTCGCCATCCTCTTCGTCGGGGGTTTCCTCTTCGGCAGCCTCGGCCTCCCGCACGTCCTCCGTGCAGAAGTGGATGCCGCGCAAACCTTCCGAGAACACCTCGCGGGCAATGTCCTGGGCAAGACCGGACCAGTTGCCGTTGAAGTCCTGAAGGTCATCGTCGAAGAACTGGAGCACCTTGGCGGCAAAGATCACGTAGAGGTGCCTGCAGCCTGCCGGGTCCAGCACGTCGACCACATCCTTGAGGATGGGGTTGCCGTCGAAGATGGTAGCGAAGAGCTCGAAGGTGTCGTCTTCGGCGTTCTCCTCATCGAACAGGGTGATGCCCAGGGTGACGTTGCCGAACTGCCGCTGCTTGGGCAGGACGCGGTCCAGAGCCAGGAACTTCTCATGGTTCATGACCTCGATGTCGAAGGCAAAGTCCGTGTTGCCATCTTCCGGCTCATACACGTCGCCCACCATGATCTCGGGATCCTTCTCGAAGAGAGCCTTCACCTTTTTCTGATAGGTCTGCCAGGGAGCTAAAATACCCAATCTCACCATAGTGTTTTCCTCCATCTTGTTGTTGGTTGGTATCATTGTCGATATTTGGGAGCATTGTTGCCCTCAGTTACACTTGGACCAGCCGCAGTCCTTGCAGATCTGGCAGCCGCCCTGGAATACAAGCGGCGCGCCGCATTCCGGGCATTTGTCAGTCTCGGGCGTTGTGGCTGTTGTGGTCGTTGTCGGGTTGACCAGCTCGTCACCGGGGCGGGTGTCAGGGGCATCTCTCTCCTCCTGAAACTCCTCCCACATCTCGACCAACGCTCTGCCAATCGCCGTCGGACAGCACGCGCCGGGAGATGTGTCGTGGTGGGTCGCCCGGCGCACAGCATACGAGGGACACACACCGCATGAGGACAGCTGATCGGCGATATCCTGTACCGTCACGCCTGCCCTGGCGGCCAGCGATATCATCCGGCTAAGGCCGGTGTAGGAATTCTCGCAGCCGCCGGCGGATCCGCGATACAGGAACGTCTCCATGAGCGCGCCTGTTTGGGCATCAAAAAAAGCGGTGCAGTGCAGGGAGCCGCAGCCGGTGGTCAGCTTGCGCTTCTTCCCTATCAAAGCATCGCTTGCTTCGATGATCGCTCCGCGGGGGAGCTCTGTGGCCTCGCCTTGTTCCCCTGCTTTTGATTGAGCAGGTGGCTTACCGGAAGTCGTGCTGAGAATCGGCATCCGCTCGCAGCCATCCCGGAAGATGGTCACGCCCTTTATGCCCTCCTGCCACGCCATCAGATACAGCGCAGCAATATCATCCCGCGTCGCGCTGTTTGGCAGATTGACCGTAGAGCTGATTCCGGTATCCACATGCTTCTGCATGACCGCCTGGGTTCTGATCCGGTCCTGCCATGGGATCTCGGGTGCGGATATGAACCAGGATGGTAATGTTTCCACGCCATTGACCGCCATGTACTCACGCGCTGGCCTACAGTAGACTTCGTAGTAGGTGTCTTCACCCTCCGTCATCCCTACTGTTCGTCGCACATACTTCATGGCGAATTCCGGTTCGCAGCCTCCACTCTCACCCAACATTGTGGCAATGGAGCCGGTTGGCGCGATGGAGATCAGGGAACAGTTGCGCAGCCCGGTCTCCCGCATCCGGTCAATCTCGTCCTGCGGAAAGTGCAGCCGCATGATGTCGCTGTCCCATACACAGTCCTTGTACTTCGGATACGGGCCAAGCGCCGCCGCCAGCCGGTTGCTCTCGATCACCGCTGCTCTGAACATCAGGGCGAAGATGGAATCGGTAAACGACAGCGCTTCCATACTGCCATATACCAGACCCATCTTCATCAGGGCGGTTGCGTAGCCGAAGCACCCCAGTCCGATGTTCCTGTAGTTATGGGACATCTCCTGCTGCTCACGCAGCGGATGCCGGTGCTCGTTCTCGTCGATCAGGCGGTCCAGACTACGGACGCCGATCCTCACGGCTTCCACAAGGCCGCTGGTGTCGAAGTAGGCTTTGTCGGTGTAGGGGTTGCAGACGAACTCGGACAGGTTGATCGATGCCAGGCAGCATGCACCGGACCGTGGCAGGGGTTGTTCACCGCAGGGATTAACAGTTTCAATGACGTAATCGTCATCATACTGCATGAGGTTGTAGTTGCGCAGACGGTTTACGAACAACGCCGCCGGGTCAGCCCAGTCGTAGCAGTTGTCCACGAGTGCCTTGAATACTTCGATGGGTACCACATCATACTCGACAATGTGCCCGGAGTAATTCCGCTTTTCGTGGAGGATGACTGTCTCTCCGGTCTCATAGAACCTCTGCACCGCTTCCATAAACTCGTCATCGATCTCCAGCGACAGGTTGGCCTTTTCAATCAGCCCCTCCTGGCTTTTGATCCGGATGAACGTCTCGGCCTCCTTGTGCCGGGCGTCTATGGAAAGCAAAAGCGCGCCTTTCCGCGCGCCGCCCTGGCTCGTCCCCGCCGTGACCTCGTTGTAGATCTTCATGAAGGGGACGATGCCGTCGGAACTGTAGTCTTTCCCTATCGGTGCGCCCTTCGGCCGCAGCTTTGTCAGGGAAATGCCCTGCCCTCCCTGGGCCTTGAACGTCATGCCGATGTCTACGGCGGCCTGCATGATGTCGCGGTAGTCGTCCTCGACGAAGCCGCGGCTGTAGCAGTTGAAATACGATGCGTGCGAATCCGTCCCACGGTTCGCCATCGTCCGACCGCCGAACAACAGCTTCTTCTCGAAGATCAGACGGGCGAGGTCACCATCGCCGCCGCTGACACGGTAAAGCCATTCAGCAAACGACTCTTCCCCTCTGACATATTTCCTGCGCATGATGCTCAGGCCGATTTCATTGTCATTGCCGAGCCAGTCTTCATAGGTCATGTTGCCGGCTCGTGGTAACAGTGTCGTGCTCATTATTTCCCTCCCTGTCCCTCCGGAGTCTCCGGAGGTTTCATATCTCGACGCCATTTCCTGCCGCGCTTCCTTCAACAGGTGGCGTTGGAGTCGCTGTGTTCCCGGCCTTCTTCTGCGCGATTGCGTATCGACGTGCGCAGGACACGCTGCAAAAGCGCCGGGGCTTTGATGTCTTCTGGAATACCATGTATGGACCGCCACAGTATTCACATGTCCTGAATGCCGTCGTCTCCCACACTAAGGGGCTGGCATGCTGCCGCGCATACTTGCTTCGGCATTTCTGCGAGCAGAATATGCGCCGCCGTCCGCGGCCCTTCCTCTCGGGGATGGCTTTTCCGCAGTTCGGGCAGAAGCCGATCACCCTGATGTTGTTCGCCAGTATATCCTCGACCATGTTATCCTCCCACACAAATCGCGTTTTTCCAGGGTCTGAAATCAGCAGAAATCATGATTTTACCGCGATTCCAGAGGTTCCTCACGGACCCATTTTCAAGAAAGCGTGCGCTTTAAGGCCGGAAAAGCGCGATTTTGGCATTTTAGACTGCCAAAAGGTGGCGATTTTGGACGCCGTTTTCACGGGCCATTGAGCAGATGTAAATCTCAAAATCCCCTGTCCCGCAGGGTTTCTTGCGCCCGTTTGCTACTCCCGAGCACCCACCCGGAGGCTCCCTCACCCCCGGGGCCTCTAATTCGCGGAAACACGCACGGCAGGGACCGCCGGTCTCCAGGCTGAAGGCCGTAGGGATTTGACCCCGCCCCCAGGGATGGGCATGGACGGATTCTAATCACGAACTACTGTGGCATACTTTTGAATGCGCCGCATCATAACTTTGGAATATTCTACCGCTTGACTTTGGATTATTCCCATGCTATACTTTAGATAATTCCTCGTCGATACTTTAGATTATCTTTTTCGGAGGTGATTTCATGATCCAGCGGATTGCAGAGAACGCATTGAAAAGGCTGTCTTCCCAGTTCCCCGTCGTTGGTATAACCGGGCCAAGACAAAGCGGTAAAACGACACTGGCGAAGGCTGTTTTTCCCGGCAAGAAGTATGTGACTTTTGACGACAGGTCCATGCGCGATACGGCATCATCAAACCCACAGGATTTCTTAATGGCATTCCCGAACGGAGTCATTATTGATGAGGCACAGAAGGTGCCCGGCATATTCGACGCCTTGAAGATCGCCGTAGACAGCACAAACACAGAGCCGGGAAAATTCATTCTCACCGGTTCCAGTCAGTTCCGCCTTCAATCGAACATGACAGACAGTCTTGCAGGCAGAGCCGCGTTTTTGAAACTGCTGCCCTTTTCAGTCGCCGAACTGAAAGCCGCTGAATGCCTTCCGGAAACAGCCTATGAGCTGATTTACAACGGTCAGTATCCACCTTTGTATGATACCTCAAAGCACTTCATCCCCGAGGACTGGTATGAGAGCTATATTGACACGTATCTGGATCTGGATGTGCGGGATCAGATCAATCCCAGCAACCTCTCCACCTTCCGCCGGTTCATCCAGGTGTGCGCCGCAAACAGCGGGCAGATATTTTCCATGGACAAGATCGGCAGAGAGGTGGGCGTGTCCGGGCCGACCATCAAGAACTGGCTGTCCGTACTGGAAGCGTCCTTCATTATTCACTTCCTTGAGCCGGACTCCAACAATCTGGGAAACAGCATCATCAAAACGCCAAAGCTGTACTTCGTGGACACCGGCTTGCTATGCCACCTGCTGCGGTTAGAGGATAAGGGTGAATTGATCCTGAGCAGGCATAAAGGCGCGGTCGTTGAAACCTTCGCCGTCGCTGAATTTCTGAAGCACCGCATGAACCAGGGTAAGAAGGCCAACCTGACCTATTACCGCACCTCCAAGAGTGAAATCGAGGTGGACATGATCGCCGACTGGCGGCACACATTCGCGGTGGAAATCAAAAGCAGCACTGATCCGGAAACCGGCAAAGCCTCAAAGGTTCGCAAGTACGCCGCAGAGCGTGGCACAGATGACGTTCACAGTGCGGTGTTCTACCTAGGCGATCTGAGCCTACGGATTGGTGACACCCAATTCGTCAGCTGGCAGGACTGGGGCGACTTTTTGGATTAAGCGGAATGGGGACATCTCAGTACTTTGCAAGCGTAGATGTCGTTGGCATTCTTTTGGAAAGTGGTGATCCTCAGACTTATTAACGCGTTTTGAATCAGCATCTTAAGGATCAGGGAAATCAAGCCGTTACAATTGTAACGCTTTGAAACTCAAAGCTGCAGAATAGGCGGGCGTGGGCTGAGCTGGACAAACATTTCGCCCTTGACAATAATCCACATTTAAGCTATAATGCAACTGAAAATCAGTCGCATTCTTAGAGGGATTGATATGCCAAAGAAAGAAACACTGATGCGAAAGCTCACACAAAAACCAGCACCAAAGAACTTCACTACCAGCGAGCTTGACGCGCTTATGAGCCAATGCGGCTGCCTCAAATATTCTGGTGGACGCGGTTCCGCAATCGGCTACTTCCACGAGAAGTCAAAGCGCAAGCTCATCTTTGATGGTCCCCATCCAGGAAACGAACTCTATCGTTACCAGGTCAAAAAGGTTTTAGAATTCCTCAGTGATATCGGGGAAATCTAAGGAGGTATCGTTATGAGCAGGATGCTTGAATACAAAGGCTATCACGCAAGCGTTGACTACGATGATGATGACGAACTGTTTGTCGGTTCTGTCTTTGGCATTCGTGATTCGCTCAACTTCCATGGAACAAGCGTTGAGGAACTGAAAGCTAACTTCCGTGAGTGCATTGACAACTATCTCGGCATGTGTAAGGAGTTTGGCGTTGCGCCTGACAAGGAATACAAAGGCTCCTTCAATATACGCACGACGCCAAAGCTTCACAGAGATATCGCTTATGCCGCAGAGCAACAGGGCATAACCATGAACCAGTATGTGGTTAATGCTTTGAGTGCTGCTGTGTACACATGATGTGTTCCATGGGAGAGTAGCGCGGCTACTTCCCCAGCAGCACCAGCACGCACGCAATGAGGATGGAGATGCTTAAGGGCATCCACAGCGGTGCCAGCACCCACAGCCAGGGCCAGGTGATCACCTTCGCCAGGCGCAGCCCGATGAAAAGCAGCGCCAGCAGCTCAAAGAAATTCGGGGTGTTGACTGTAACTTTCTTGTCCTTCATAAGTGCCTCCGCTTTAGTCGCCCCAAGGGCGAATGGTCGTCGTAAAAAGCGCCCGCTGCGGGAAAGGAGATAAAACCGCAGCGGGCTGTAGGAAAAGTCCCACCGTGGTCCGCATGCGTAGAACGCCTTAGCGTGGTGGGCTCTTGCTGTTGTTTGCTCACGGATTGCAACAGAGCATGCTCATGCAGGTCGCAGTAAGCGGAAACTCTCTCTGCCCTTAGGAGTGATCCGGAGTTGAGTGCCGGCCCAACCATTCCTGTCGCTCTTGCACTCCTTCAGTTCAAACAGTCCGTCCGCAACGTGCTCCGCATACGGTTGCAGCCGTTGTTCCTGGTCGCGGTAAACGTACCCCTTCTCCAACAGGAAATGGATGAAATCCTTCTCCCGCCATTGCAGTTCCTTGGCTGTTTCCCTGATGCCTGTCAGCGTTTTACGCTCCACCAGATCGTCAAAGTACGCTGCTTTCGGTCGGGCAACCCTTAGGTCGCTCTCCGCCGCCAGCCTCTTCTCGCGCTCTGCTTTCAGCGTCAGTGCCAGCTCGACTATCATATCAGGGTTTTCCAGAAGCTCGGCTATGGTCGGCGGTGTCAGGTATCCGCCGTGTTTGCGGACTGCCGGAATGACCTCATGCGTGATCCAGCGCTTGAAGGCTCTGGCCTCCGACTTACGGGAGCCAAGCACAAGGGTGTAAAGGCCGGGTTCGTTTACAATCAACAGCTCCTGTTCCCCACCAAGGGTAGGAATTAAACTCCGACCCTTTTCATCGTCGTCAAGACGCTCTACAGCTTTGTGAGTGTCGCCAATCTCCAACGCTCTGCACACATCAGCAGCCACGAACCAAGGCTCGCCATCCTTGAGTACCGTGCGCACCGTGCCGAACTGTGCATTCTCGAATACGGTCAGTTCGTTCGTAATTCATACCTCCTCGATTGCTTGATGATTCTTTCAGTACTTGTACGTTGGCCTGGAGTCTTCCAAACCTGTCTTCTTATCGTGATGCGCTTTGCACAGCGGCTGCCAGTTACTCTGATCCCAGAAGAGGCTGCGATCACCACGGTACGGAACGATATGGTCGACGACCGTCGCACGGGCGTACCGTCCCTCAGCTTCGCACATTACGCACAGCGGATGAGCGGCAAGGTACTGTTTTCTAACCCGTTGCCAGGTGTTCCCGTAGCCGCGGGATGAAGCGGACCTCGTCTCCTCCGGATGGAGGGCGCGATGCTTATCGCAGTACTTCCCGCTTTCCACCAGCTCCGGACAGCCGGGATGGGCGCAGGGTTTCTTCGGCTTGAAGGGCATCGGATCACCTCCACGCCGTGTTCCCGTTCCTGGGATCCTTGGCATTCAGCCGATTCCGAGCGTTCTCCAGCTTTCGGTAAACTCCGCCCATGCTGACCACGTAGCGGGGATTGTCAATGGTCCTGTCTCTTCGCAGCATGGGGAGGAATTCCAAATCAAGGAATTCGATCAGGTTGTCCACCTCATCCTTGGTGAATGTGATCGTAGTGTTGATCATGATTATCTCCCCTCGCCTTCATCAGAAAGGTAAATCCTCACCATCGCACTTCTGCTCATTCGGACAGTATTCCGGAGGACTGATGCCTTCGCCCCATGGATTATAATGACACCCACGAGCATGAGGGCAGCAGCGTTTAATCCCGATCTCGCAGGTGTCGCAGTAGTATAAGGACTCGTGCATCTCAGCTCTCCCACGGCAAGTCGCCCCTGGTGAAGTGGCCGTAGGTCGAAACCCCGTTGTAGTCGACGTCCAGCAGATGGAGAGAAGTGATAATCCCTCTCGGTGTCAGGTCATAGTTCTCCCGGACATACCCCTCGATGAATTCCTGGCTCTGCTTCTCAGTGCCAAAGCAGTCAACGTAGACGGAAACCGGCTCCGCCACACCGATGGCATAGGCGATCTGGACTTCACAGCGATCCGCATAGCCGGCGCACACGATATCGCGGGCGATCTTCCGAGCGATGTAGGCACCGCTTCTATCCACCTTCGTGGGGTCTTTTCCCGACATCGCGCCGCCGCCGATACGACCGACGCCGCCATATGTGTCGCAGGCCAGCTTGCGTCCCGTGACGCCGCAGTCGGCAAAGGGGCCGCCAAGGACGAAACGCCCCGTCGGATTCACCAGCTTTTCAAAGTCGGTGTTGAGGCCCAGCCTCGCCGCTGCCAGCACCATGATGCTCTCGATCACATGGCGGAAGTCGCCGGGCTCAACGTCGGGACTATGCTGGACAGAGCAGAGGAAGGTAGTGATGCGGCCGCTGTCGTAGTCAAAGCTGACCTGCGCCTTCGCGTCTGCGCGGAACATATGGCTGGGATGCTTCTCAAGAATCCTGAGAAAATCCGTCGCCAACACATAGGGGATCGGCAGCAGCTCCGGGGTCTCATTCGTGGCATAGCCGTACATCATGCCTTGGTCGCCGGCGCCACCTCTGTCCACACCCAGCGCAATGTCCGGGCTCTGACGGTCCATGAGGATGTGGATGTCGAAAACGCTCTCCTCGTAACCGAGTCGGTCGATGCCGATCCGTTCAAACACACTCCTCACCAATTCCCGGTAATCGGGGGCATAGGTGCTGGTCAATTCGCCCGCGATAATGATCTGGTTACCCTTGATCATGACCTCTGCTGCGACGCGGGCCTTGGAATCATGAGCGAGCACATCCGTGACGATAGCGTCTGCGATCTGGTCGCAGATCTTGTCCGGATGGCCGCTGGAAACCTGTTCACAGGTGATAATGTGCATATTGCACCTCCTACTCAAATTGTTGTTGTTTAAAGTTGTTATTGCTGTTGGTAGTAATACTGGATGGGAGCGTTTCCGCTCCCACCCGAACACAGAAATGCTTGGGTTACGGATTCCTGGGTGGCGGTGCACTGGTGGCCCAGATCAGAACCAGGAAAGCCACCATCAAAACAAATGCGTAGCTCATTCCTCCACCTCGAAGCCCAGCTGCTTGAGGATAGCGATCTCGACCTTCTCGATGTCCTCTTCGCTGGTCACCCTACCGAGTTGCTTGACAAGGCTCCGTTTGTCGATAGAGGTCATCTGCTCGGCCAGCATGGTCATGTCTCGTTCCAAGGACGGGTTCTTCTCACATGTCAGCCAAACGTGCGAAGGAAGGTCAAGCCGTTTCGGCGAGGTTCTGGCGGGCGCCACGATGACCACATCGCTGTTGATATTTGACTTTTCGTTGCTCACGACCACAGCCGGAAAGCAGCCGGATCGAAGAAAAGGGCTCTCCCTTTCCCGATCAATCTTGATCAGCCAAACTTCCATGCGATGCGGGGTATGCCGCCCAACGCGCTGTCGCGTATCAAGCTCCTGCTTGGTATTGGTTTCTAACAAAATCATCCCTCCCAATCAAAAAGGAGCCTGTTTTCACAGACTCCTTGCCTTTGCGGACATCGCCGTCCGCTCTTCGATGGTATTACTATAACACATTTTTCAAATCCATGTGTCCCCAAAATCTTACATCGGTTCACCGATCAGCCTATCGGATGCCCTCAGTCGATTTCGGCACTGCTTGCGGCATAGCACATCCATCAAAAAGGAGTCCGTGGTCGCCTCACAGACTCCTTGCCTTTGCGGTACATCGCCGTCCGCTCTTCGATGGTATTACTATACCACATTTTTCAAATCCATGTGTCCCCAAAATCTTACATCAGGCAACTCCATACAGGAGCGTCTTCAGGTGATCAAGGGCACGTTTCTTCCTTGCATAGAAAGCATTCCGCTCAATATAGAAGTGATCACAGATATCCGCTATCTCCAACTCATCGAGATAGAGGCTTTCCAAGAGATACTTCTCATCCTCACTGAGCTGCTTCCATGCGGGCTCGAACCACCCCATGTATTCCAGCGCCTGACGGTAGCGCTCTTTCAGGGTGTCGATCTCCTCGATGGCGTTCACCATCGCATCCTCGCCGGAGTGGACATTACCGCTCCGGACATGTTCGTCGTAAAGTGGGACGCCAACGGACGTTGTCTTGTCCTCGACACGCTTGATCTCATCACTGGTATTCTCAATGATGAATTTCATGGTGTCGTAGTCCTTCAGCGCCTTGATTGTTGCGTCCCGCTTATCCAGGTAGCTCCAGCTTACCAGTTTCAATCCCCTCCTTCAGTCGGTTCAAAAGGTAATGTGGATCCAGGTCGGTCAATGCTGCATACCAATCACCAAAGAAAAACCGCTCGAGTTTCCTCACCCCCTCCTGAGCGGTCTTGTTTTCCGGGTGACGAAGAAACTGCCGGTATGCTTTTGCATAATCCTTCACCGCCCTTATTATGATGGCGTTAGCCAGGTTTTCCCAGTTCTCTTGCAAATACTCCATAGCTCACCTCCTGACGCAAAAGAGAAGCCGATGCTTACTTCTTACCCTTCACGCCCAGAGTTGCGAAGCGCCACTCAGGAAGCCGTCCCTTGCCACCGCCGTAGTTGTATGCCTTGGCAAAAACCAAGGCAAGGGAACCATCAAGGCTCTGATCACTTGCCCTAAACCACCTGGCGTCCCTCTGAAGCTCTTTCAAAGTCAGCCTTCCGACTTTCTTGACGAAACGGTCTTGGACTACTTCGTTTCCAAAGGCGACGAGGAAAACAGCAACGCCTCCTAACATGTTAGCCTGAAGGCTTTCCCTGTCTCCACCCCACGTTTCCAGGATGAGCCTAAGCGTTTGTTCGTAAATGCCGGGGCCATACTGATTCCAAACACTCATCGCCTTTTTCACCGCCTGGATAGTTGAACTTGCTTTGGATCTGGCTGATAGCTTAAGCCCCATCTTCTCAGTGACAGCGATCATTTCGGTTGTAGGATTATCACCAGAAACGATATCAGCGCGCATTTTCTCTGAAAATGGCATCGACATCACTCCATCATCCTGATGCGAGAAGTAATACGCTTCCTCTTCGCGCGTCAACCCGTAGAAAACTCTACACAGTACAGTAAAATGGTTGCCTATCCCATAGTGCATCTTAAGAGCCGAGAGTCTATGACCACCATCAAACACATAGTAGACGCCATCACGACAGCTCACATCCAGGGGATGGAATTTACCCCAATCCCACTCCTTTACCAGTTCGTCAACATGAGACGGCCTGATGGTTCGCTGATAGCCGACGTCCAATGCCAGATCAGAGTCAGCCACCTCCTCAATGATGTAATAGGCGTGGTCGTTAACAGGGTATTTCCTAACCTTTGTCTTAATTATGAACTTTGTGCTCATTTTTCAAACTCCTCCATTCTTTCCTTGTAGCGATTCATGCCTATCCGGCTTGCGGCCCGAATGGCTCTCACCAGTTCTTTCCTGTTCTCTTCCGTAAGCATACCCGCTGAGAGGGCGTCCATTGCTCTCTGGATTAAGCCCTCAAAGCATCCTAATGCTTTTTCGACCAAATCCATTACATGGGGAAAAGAGTCAGGATTATCCGCATACGGACGAGAGGCGTGAACAATCCCATCCGGAGTACGCATAACGCCGGGCATCAGTTCACCGTTATGGTACACGGGTTCTCCACCAACAATACCTTCGGGATTCTCCAGGGTTTTCTCTTGAGGTGAAGGGTTAGGCTTTTCAGCCTCTCGCGCTAAACGGCGTGCTTCTTTTGCCTGTTCACGCTTCTTCTCGGCCTGCAGCTTCTTATATGCAGTGCCAATGGCAATGACTCCAGCAAACAATGCATTCTGAATATCATCGGGGGCTTCATTGCACAGAAAGCGCGAACGCCTCAGTGTTTCGGAGGAAACACCGGCGAACTGTCCGAGAATATAGTCCGATTTTCGTTCGTGCCCACCCTGACCAACCGGTTGGTCAGGGTCTATCTTTTTCCCTGACAACATCCTCTGTTCTGCCTCTGCCTTGACCTGCTCCTCATATTCCAGCGCTTTCATACACCGTTGATACTCGTTCAGGTCACGCTGCCTCATCTGATTCTTGCAGATCCAGAACATGGCTTCCTCGATGGAGTTGAACAAGATTCCCTTCGTCTCGTAAGGAATGCCACATCTTTCACAGATCTCGAATCGATTGTGACCATCAACAATGATCCCGTTCCAGTGGATGATTGGAGAAAGAACACCCTTTTCAAGAATATCCTCTTCCAAATCCCTCTTCTTTTCCTCTGACAACGGTGGAAGTACATCCCGCAGCCTCGGATCAATCTTAAGTTCCATACTTTTCCTTTCTGCCTTCTACAGGCGTCCTTTTCTTGTCTTCTCGCACTGTCCTGACAACATGCGGCTTTCCATCTACCACGATCTTTCTGCGTGGAAAGATCACCATCTTAGGTGTCAATAATGATTTGCCCACGTTTTCCTCCCATCACGTAATTAGTTGTGCCTTAACTGCGTCGATCAGGCTGCTCTGCGTCACCTCCTTCTTTTGAAGCGCAGCCATGATCCGTTCGTCGATTGTGCCCTTCGTTACAATGTGCTCTACCACGACGGTTCTGCTCACCTGTCCCT